TGACCAGGAAATCAATGACCGAGGCATTGGTGTTGATATGGTCTTTGTTAAGAATGCCATTGCCTTTGATGAGAAGAGCAAGACGGCACTTACAAAACAGATGCAGGAACTTACCGGTCTTGAAAATCCTAATTCTGTACAACAGATGAAAAACTGGCTTTCAGAGAATGGACTTGAAACAGACAGCCTCGGTAAGAAAGTGGTGGCAGAGATGATGAAAGATGCACCTGAACATCTTGTAGATGTGTTATCCCTTCGTCAGCAGCTTGCTAAGAGTAGTGTAAAAAAGTATACAGCTATGGAAAATGCTGTGTGCATGGATAGCAGAGTAAGAGGAATGTTCCAATTTTATGGAGCCAACAGAACTGGCAGGTTTGCCGGAAGACTGGTGCAGCTCCAGAACCTCCCTCAGAACCATATGACAGACCTTGAACTTTTATATGATGATATCCCGGATACCTTGTCACAGCTTATCCGTACTGCCTTTGTGCCACAGGGTGATAATAAATTCATCATTGCAGACTTCTCTGCCATTGAAGCAAGAGTACTTGCGTGGCTTGCTGGTGAGAAATGGCGAATTAAAGTATTTGAAGAAGGCAAGGATATCTACTGCTCATCGGCATCACAGATGTTTGGAGTGCCTGTTGAAAAGCACGGCATTAATGGCCACCTAAGGCAGAAAGGTAAGATAGCGGAACTCGCACTTGGCTATGGCGGATCTGTAGGAGCATTGAAAGCTATGGGTGCAATCGAGATGGGACTTACCGAGGAAGAACTCCAGCCTCTTGTCTATGCCTGGAGAAATTCAAATCCTGCCATCACAATGCTGTGGTGGGATATTGATAGCTGTGTAAAGGAAACAGTGAAGAAGAGAATCACAACCGAAACTCACGGCATACGATTTATGTACAAGAGCGGCTTTCTTTTTATCGTTCTTCCTTCTGGCAGAAGACTTGCATATGTAAAACCCAAGATGGGTGTGAATCAGTTCGGTGGTGAATCTGTTACCTATGAGGGTATTGGTGGTACAAAGAAATGGGAAAGGCTCGAAAGCTACGGTCCCAAGTTCTGTGAAAACATCACGCAGGCAATTGCCAGGGATATTCTCATGTATGCAATGCAGACTTTAAGAAACTGTAATATCGTTGCTCATGTGCATGATGAAGTCATCATCGCGTGCAGAAAGGATATGTCCCTTGATGCCGTGTGTGAGCAGATGGGAAGAACGCCACCCTGGGCGAAGGGACTGCTTCTTCGTGCTGACGGCTATGAATGTCAGTTTTATAAAAAAGATTAGCGAAAGCGTCCTTTTCAACCTCCTGCCAAGGCTATCTGGTAGGAGGTGCTTTTTATGCAGATTACAAAATTAGAAGACGGTGCAGCAGCACCAAAGCCTGACACAAAGGTGTTTACACAGGAAGAATTGCAGAAGGAATTTGACTTCATTCTCGCTGAAAGGATAGTTCGTAAGATGGCAGAAAAGGGTCTTATTTCTGATGATGAATTACACAAAATATCCGAGAAAAACAGACTTATTTTCTCTCCCTATCTGGCAGAGATTATGCTCTAAATGACTTGATATATAGTGCGTTCTACGGGAATATGTCCATGCGAAAGTGAGGTGATACAGGTGAAGACTGTAACAAAAATCGACCAGGTTGAATCAATGCTTATCAGGAAGACAAGAGTTGCTGCCTATTGCCGTGTTTCTACGGATAACATAGATCAGTTACTAAGCCTTGATACGCAGAAACAACATTATGAGAATTACATCAAGTCGAATCCTGAATGGGAATATGCAGGCCTTTATTATGATGAAGGTATCAGTGGTACAAAAAAGGATAAACGAGAAGGCCTTAAGGCTTTAATCAATGACTGTGAAAAAGGACTCATCGACCTTGTGCTTACGAAATCAATTAGCAGATTCTGCAGAAATACTACAGACTGTCTTGAACTGGTAAGACAATTGCTAAAGTACGATGTTTACATTCAGTTTGAAAAAGAAAACATCCATACCGGTTCTATGGAGAGCGAACTCATGCTTGCTATTTTAGCGAGTATGGCCAAAGACGAATCTGTATCCATTTCGGAGAATGAGAAATGGAGTATCAGACGAAGATTTATGGACGGAACATTTATCATCGGATACCCACCTTATGGTTATGCCAATATGGAAGGCGAAATGGTGATTATCCCCGAACAGGCAGAAGTGGTAAAGAAAATATTTGCATATACCCTTAATGGCAGAAGTACCCACTCCATTGCTCAGGAACTGAACCGACAGAGTGTTCCAACCAAGAAAGGTGGAAAGTGGACGGCAAGTACCATTAAAGGAATAATCAATAATGAAAAGTATACGGGTGATGTTCTTTTCCAGAAGACCTTCACAGATGATAATTTCAACAGACATAGCAATAAAGGTGACTGTGACCAGTTCTTCTGTGAAAACCACCACGAGGCAATTGTCAGTCATGAAACTTTTGATAAAGCAAATGATGTGTTGAAGCAAAGAGGACTTGAAAAAGGTAACGGTGGTGATACTACGAAATACCAAAATCGTTATTGCTTTTCAGGAAGAATCAAATGTGGAGAATGTGGTACAACGCTTAAAAGAAGAACCATTACAGTTGTTGGTGGGTATTACATTGCCTGGTGCTGTGCCAAACACATCGATGATAAGGATTCCTGCTCTATGAAAGCCATCAGAGATGATGATTTAAAGAGAGCATTTCTTACAATGATGAACAAGCTTAGATTTGGAAATGATCTGGTGTTAAAACCACTTCTTGTTTCCATCTGCACATCAAATGCAAAGAAGAACGAGTTTGACATCGAAAAGATAGAAAAGGCAATGACGGATAATGAAGAACAGCGTAAGCAGATGAATGCATTGCTTACCAAGGGATACCTTGCGCTTTCAGTATTCTACAATGCCCACAACAAGCTGGTAACCGAATACGAGGAACTGATAAGCAAGAGAGAGATGATTCTTCGAATGGATGAGTCAGGCTACACAGTAGAAAGCAGCATCAAAGACCTTGTGGAGTTCCTTGGTAAATCAGATACCTTTACAGAATTTGATGATGATGTCTTTGAAAGGTTCATCGAGAAAATAATCGTGAAATCAAGAGAAGAAATTGTCTTTGAATTCAAGTTTGGGTTAAGGCTTACAGAAAGGTTGGGATAGCATGAAACATACACCATTTGGCTACAAGGTTATTGATGGCAAGGCTGTAATTGATGAAGTTGCAGCCAGACAGTTAAGAGAAATGTATAAAGGTTTCCTTGAAGGAAAGTCACTTATGGCTGCAGCAAGAGATGTTGGTATTGAAACATACCACGGAACTGTAACAAGAATGCTTGGCAATAAAAAGTATCTTGGAACAGATTACTACCCACAGATAATTGACCAGGAAACTTTTGATAAGGCTTTAGAAGAAAAGCAGAAAAGAATGGATGCACTTGGTAGGAACAATAGGCAGAAACCTAAAGAGGAGAAAGCCTTACCTACTACATTCCATTTCAAGCCCGCAGAACTCAGTTACACTGATCCATTTGAGCAGGCGAAATATATTTACAGTTTAATCGAAAGGGAGGAATAACAATGGCAGGAAAATGCATTACAGTTATTCCGGCAAAAAGGCGTGTAGGCAACACAGTCGGTGTTACAGAAAAGCCTAAGCTAAAGGTCGCAGCGTACTGCAGAGTCAGTACAGACAGCGAGGAACAGGCAACAAGTTATGAAACACAGGTCGAGCATTACACCACTTACATAAGTAAGAACCCTGAATGGGAGCTTGCCGGGATATTTGCAGACGATGGTATCAGTGGTACAAATACGAAAAAGCGTGAAGAGTTTAATCGAATGATTGATGAATGTATGGCAGGTCACATCGACATGATTATTACAAAGTCAATCAGCCGATTTGCAAGAAACACCCTTGATTGCCTAAAATACATCAGACAGTTAAAGGAAAAGAATGTACCCGTTTATTTTGAAAAGGAAAACATCAACACAATGGACAGCAAGGGTGAAGTTCTTCTTACTATAATGGCCTCACTTGCACAACAGGAATCAGAGTCCTTAAGCAAGAATGTAAAGATGGGACTTCAGTTCCGATACCAGAATGGTGAAGTTCAGGTCAACCACAATCGTTTCCTTGGTTACACCAAAGATGAGAACGGGCATCTGATTATCGAACCAGAAGGTGCGATGCTTGTAAGGAGAATTTATCGAGAATACCTTGAAGGTAAGAGTCTCAAGAACATAGCTGATGGGTTGACTGCAGAAGGTTATCTTACAGCTGCGGGCAAAGCAAAATGGAGACCAGACGGTATTAGGCTAATTCTTACAAACGAAAAGTACATGGGTGATGCATTACTCCAAAAGACTTATACCGTTGATGTTCTTACTAAAAAGCGAGTCAACAACAACGGCATAGTTCCACAGTATTATGTTGAGAATAACCACGAGGCAATCATTCCAAGAGAACTATTCATGCAGGTTCAGGAAGAACTACAAAGGAGAGCGAATCTTAGAACCGGAAATTCAAATAGCAAGAAGAAAAGGGTCTACAGTAGCAAGTACGCTTTATCGACCATTGTCTTTTGTGGTAAGTGTGGAGATCTGTACCGAAGAGTTGCTTGGAGTTCAAAGAAAAAAGGCAAAGGCTATGTGAATTGGAGATGCGTCAACAGAATTGAAAACGGCCCCACAGCTTGCGATGCAGAAACCATATCAGAGCAGGAATTACAGAATGCAGTTGTAAGAGCCATCAATAAAACCCTTGGTGGTAAAGACATTATGCTTGAAAAACTCAAGAAGAATGTTGAATCAGTTCTTCTTGATGATAAATGCATAACCACTGAATACCTTGATTCAAGACTTGCAGAACTGCAGGAAGAACTAGTGAAGGCTGTCGGTGACCAAGACAAGATTGATAAAATTGCCGAGGAGATTGATGACCTTCGTACAAAGAAGTCCACCCTTATTCTTAAGTCAGCAGAACGAGATGCCTTGATGGACAGAATCGAAGAAATGCGAATCTTCCTTGAGCAGCAGACAAGCCGAATTACAGACTATGATGAACAGCTTGTAAGACGAATGATTCAGAAGATTGTAGTCTTCCCGGACAGATTTGAATTTACCTTCAAGTCAGGAACAAGCATCACACTAAAACGATAAAATCAAATAGCGGATTGAAGAACAGCACCTTGCAGCAATGTGGGGTGCTTTTATCGTTCATAAAGAATTTACAAGTATGGAGTGTTGAGAAGGTTGTAATCGTAAACCAAATGGTTTATAATCAAGTTAAGAAATATCGGATTAAGTCAAATTTTGTATATAGGAGAAATCATTATGGGATTATTGGATAAAATATTTGGAAGAAAGAATAAAGAAATAAAAGAACAGTCTATTACTCAAGTTAAACCAAGTGAAAATACCTTTGAAAAAAAAGATAATGAGAAAGAGCTTCATAAAAAAGGAAAGGTGTCTGCATTAAAAATACTAGTTGATAAAATTGCTCTGGATGCAATGAAAGAAAGATATATTGCTTTTGACGTTGAAACAACTGGACTTAGCCCATATGCAGATAGAATTATCGAATTGGGTGCAGTTTTATTTGAAAAGGGTGTTCATGTAAAAAAGTATGGAACATTAGTAAATGCAAAGGTTAGTATCCCAGCATCAGCT